CGAGAGAATATCTTGGCTGAGGCTATCATTGCTAACAAGGGAGTCCTCAGCAAGGTCGCTGACACGGTCGGTATGGGGTCTGCACAGGCAGTCCGCTATCACATCACACGCAGCCCGGTACTGCAACAAGTGATGGCCGACTCACGTGAGAGGATCATCGACACTGCTGAGGACAATATTTTCAGGGCTGTTGAGAGTGGGGACAAGGCTTATAGCTGGAAAGTTCTTCAGACTCTCGGTAAGGATCGTGGGTATACAGAGAGACGGGAAGTGGATCAGCACGTTGTGCATTCGGTTGATCAGACTTCTACAGAAGCTTTGGTTGGGGTTCTTGACCGGCTGGCCGCGATGAATCCAGAAGCCATCGAGGCTGACTTTGCGGTGCTGAATGAGGAGGAGAGGAAAGTGCTTGGGGAAGCTCTTAGTGATCATAACAAGGAAGAAGTTGCCCCACAGTGAATGATCTGCTCGATAACGCTGGCAGTCTGATAAAGTATGCGCAGTTTATAGACGAGAAGTATGAGCCTTTCTCGGTCCACTATAGTATAGCGGAGAAGCTGCAGGACGTGGAACAAGGTAGACTTCGCCGGCTGGCTATATTCGTTCCGCCAGCGATTGGCAAGTCGCGTCTTTCTAGCGAGATATTCCCTTCTTGGTTCTTTGGAAGGAATCCTGATAAGGAGTTTATCCAGGCGAGCTATGCCGCTGACCTGGCTTTTGGGTTTGGGAGGAATGTAAGGAACATAATAAAAGACAATCGTTTTCGTCTGGTGTTCCCAGGGGTAAGGATCGCTGAAGACGCTCAGAGCATGAACGAGTGGAAGACTTCCGAAGGTGGAGAGTATAAAGCTGAGGGTGTGCTGGGCGGCCTGATAGGCTTCCATGCACATATAGCTGTTATAGATGATCCATTTAAGAGTTATGAGAGTGCCCTTAGTCTGAATAACAGACGTGCAGTGTGGGACTGGTATGCGAGTGTTTTACTCAATCGTCTTCGTCCTTATAAAGATGGCCCAGGAGCTGTTATCCTAATCATGCAGCGGTGGCACGATGATGACCTTGGGGGGCGGATTGAAAAGCTCAACGAAGAGGGCGAGGAGCATTGGGACATCATAAGGCTTCCCTCCCTCGCTGAAGCAGAAGATCCTTTGGGTCGAGCGCCTGGAGAAGCGCTATTGCCGGAAGGCCCAAATATGCGCTCAGTTGAGGAGCTCAACGCTATTCGTGCGCGCAATCCGTCCCTTTTTATGGCCCTCCATCAGCAGAAGCCTGTCAGCGACGAAGGAGATGTCTTCCAGCCTGGGTGGATAAAGAAAGTGCCTGAGTCTCGTATTCCTAGTAATATGACATACTATGGGACTAGTGATTATGCTCTTACGAAGGGCTCCGGTGACTACACTGTTCATATGATCTTTGGGATAGATGAAGAAGGTATGATATACCTTGTGGAGTTGTATAGGGCGCAGGTTGAGATCTTTGAGGGGATTGAGAGAGCTTGCGATCTTATGCTGGAGTATAGACCGCTGAAATGGTTTCATGAGAGAGTTATGATGGGCAAGATTGTAGGCCCATTGCTTCGTAAGCGGAAGGCCGAACTGGGTTGCTGGACTGTTATGGAGGACATAAGTGTGATAGGTCGGGGGTCTAAAGATTCAGCTAATAGAGCCGGAGCTATCGCTGGGGCGATGCAGATGGGTATCTTCCATGTTCCAGATAATGTGCCGTGGCTTGGGGATCTTGAGCATGAGCTTAGCCGTTTCCCGAATACAAGGTATGATGATCAAGTTGACTGCTTGGCATTACTGGGCATGAAGCTTTCCAAGCTCAGGAGTGCTGTAGGGGCGGTTGAGGTTGTAACTGGGAGTAACAAGATAGTTCCAAGCGCCTTTACGTTTGATGAGTATGTGATGAGGAACACAAGGGCTAGAAGAGGAATCAAGAGGCCAAGTGAAGGTATAGTTGTTCCTTTTCCAGAGGCCAGTCCACTAGATGATAACTGGGGTTTGGACACTCCTTAACAATTTGTTATAGAGATATAAATGGCATATCCTACAGCGCAGGACCTAAGAGTGCAGTACTGGCAAGGGCAGATTGGCTTCGTTCAGAAGAAAGTGAAGCCGCTGTTCGAGGCTTGTAATATCTTAGTTAACCAGTTTTATAATGAGGCCACTACAGAGCGGGAACAGGATGCAGGGGATGCAGAAGAGGAACACGTTAGACGTGTGAAGAGCGGCCTTATTCATGGCTTTATAGATCAGAGCCTGGCTAATATGCTGGACAGAGCTCCGACCTTCCAGTGTTATCCGGAGACAAAGGAGGCGGCTCAAAGGTTAGATCCTATGGATCCTCATGGGCCGACAATGGCTTCAGGCGTTGCAAAGATCTCGAATTATCGTTACAGAGAGACGAATCAGTTGAGGGTCGATGAGCGCTGCGCTTTGGATGCTTTCTTGTTTCCTTACGGCGTGGCGAAGATAGGCTTCGAACTTGACGTGGATGCCGTTGAGCAAGAGCTACTTCAGGATACGACTGTCCTTGATATGGAAGATCCAGCGGAGGAGAATGTCTTTCTCAAGGGTGGGATTCCTGTAAGAGTTCAGGATGTCCAGGATCATCTCTTCCACATACAGGTTCATCAGAATGAGTTGAGGTTACTCCTTGAGGATGTTGATAGTGAAGAATTGAGGAGTCTTATAAGAGAGTCTTACCTGGACCATATAAAGCTTCATAAGCTCTTCAATGACAGGCCGGCGCCAAGTGCGAATACTAATGTTCATAGAGGTTCTCCTTACGCCGTTCGCTGGCAGCCGGACTTATTCCTGACGGATGCTTTCAGCCTGGATGGTCCGATGGACGCCAGGTGGATAGCTTTCGGATGGGAGCTGCCGATAGATGAGGTAAGGTCTAATCCAGCTTATCGTAATGTGGATGACCTGGAGCCGAGTCGTTACAAGGATGCCCCAGATAAGGAGGGGGATCTTGAGTCTGATGGTTTTGATGTCGTGAGAGGATGGGAAGTGTGGGCGAGGAACTTCCCCGCTGGAAAGAACAAGTTCCGCAATTTGTTCTTTACTCTTGTAGAGGGCAGCGAGAAGTTTCTACAATATGAAGAGGAATGGCCTTACGACAGGATTGATAATTATCCGGTAGAGACTTTGACTTTTCAGACCGGTGTTAGGCAATGGTTTCACAAGCCGCCGTTGCTTATGGCTGGTGGGGACACTGTCCAGGCTCTGACGAATGAGATAATGGACTCGTTCCTTTATACTATAAGGAAGCAAAAGAATATATGGCTTGTTGATCCAGCAGCTGGAATAGACAGGGATATTCTCCAAGACATCCTGGACGCTCCAGATGGATCTGTTGTAGAAGTTCCGGGCCTTAGCGAACAAGGCTCTAATGTGATTATGCCCCTTCCTTTCCTTTCGGTTCCAGCGGACAAAAGTGGAATGCTGAATCTTCTTCAACAGATGTTTGATAGAAGTGCGGGGACGCCTCAGCCAGTTAGTATGCCAGCGACAGAGACGGCGACCGAGGCTTCTATCCTTGAGAAGAAGAATACCTCCAGGGAGAATCGGCGCTCAGCGTTGCTCTCTGAGTTCCAGGTGCGTAAGGCAAGGAAGATGTTCCAACTGGATTCACAGTTTCGGCCGGAGAAGTTATTTCTCTTGGATAAGAATGCGAACCAGTTCATTAGCTTGAGTAAGGAACTCGTCGAGGGTGAGTACTTATTCACTATGGATGTTTCAAGTCAGTCTACAGCTTTGGCTGTTGAGAGAAGTCAGTGGATGGACTTGCTGAATCTGTTCGCAGGGCTTACACCTCTTCTAACTCAAACCTACGGCGTGCCTCCGAACATACCGGAGCTTGCGCGTAGATTGCTAGTTAGAGGATTCAATGAGAAAGATGTTGAAGACATTCTTCCTATGCTTGAGAAGCAAGCTCAAACTATGCAAGCTCAAGAGGCGACGACTCAGGGTGAAGGAGGTACTTCGCAATTTGCCAATCCAGAGGCCCAAGCACTTCAAGAGGCCCTTCAGAATGGAAGAACGGCAAATGCGGGAGTAGGTCCTTTAGACGCTGATAGCTTTAATAGAGACCTTCCTAGTGAGGGTCAGCAGGCAGGCGAGGCAGTGACTGTCTGATGCCTTTTAAGAGCCAGGACCAGAGAGCGTTGTTCCACGCTGCTAAGAATGATCCGGAATTGAGGAAGCGGTTAGGATTGAAGCTTAGTGTTATTAAGAGGTTCTTGGAAGAGGATGAGGGCGGGAAGTTGCCTAAGGTCTCTAGGAAAACGAAGAAAGTATTGAGTGCGTAATGGCTAAGAAATTTACCTATTTAGGTTCTGTGTCTGAAAGGACTAAGGAGATTGTTTCCTCTGAGCTAGGAAAGCCTGGTAAGGATAGGGAATGGCTTATAGAGGAAAATCCAGATGGTAGTATAGATGCCATTCTATTTGATAATGCTAGGATGGAGGGGGTAAGCAAGCGTACTCTGAATGAGCCTGAAGATGCTGAAGTTGCTGAAGAGGCTGAAGAGGACGATGAGCTTGAAGAGAGTTGGATAGAGCTAGATAGAAGAGTGGGAGGATTAGGAAAGGAAGCTGAGAAGTACTTACGCCCATCGTTGGATGAAGATATAGCTGAAGAGGAAGAGGAAGAGGAAGAGGAGGAAGAAGAGGATGAGAAGGCTATTAAAGTTACTAAGAAGGCAAAAAAAGTAGTTAGCGGCGCTAAGGTTTCTGTAGATGATCAGCCAGAAGACGATGATTTGCTTGAGGAAGAGCTCTCGCCGGCTGAGCGAAGGCAGGATAGAAAGGCCCGGCCTAGCTCTGTGGAAGCGGATGATCAGGTGCGCGATGCGGCTACGGACAAAACTACGGAAGACGATCTCAACTTCATTCTCGAACTATTAAGTGAGAAAGATCCTTTTGAGATGGAGGAGACAGTTGTAGAGGCTAAAAGGCCTCTTCCGGTAGATAGATTCAAAGGGAAAAAGCCAGAGATTCCTAAGGCTACTTTGGAGAAAATAAGGCCTGAGGTAGAGGAGGATGTTGATGCTGTTCTTTCTGAGCGTGAGATCAATCTCATAACTGATCCAGACAACCTTAAAACCGTTGATTCACCAGAGCCAATTGAGCTTCCTACTGGAAAGAAAAAAGACGAGACTGATCTTAAGAAGATTAAGACATCTAAGGTGCTTTCTGACTCTGTGTTACGGACACAAAAAGCATTGGGAACGGACTTCAAGTCTCCTGAAGGAGAGCTTATTCTAACCGAAGAAGCCTTGGAAGACTCTTCTTCTGACAAGCCAGATGTTTCTTATAAGCTGGAGATAAATCCTAATACCAACAGAGCTACCTTATTAGATAGTGCGAGTGGAGATAAGATAAAGACGTTTGCTATTGGCACAGGCGATACAACTGGAACAAGATATGGGAGGAAGTTTTTTACTCCCGTTGGAACATGGCACATAATTTCAAAAGTGCCTTATAAGCAAGTAGAGAAAAGCTTTGGTCCTCTGTGGTTAGGATTGGACATCTCAAATTATGGAGTTCACGGTCCTCATTCTGCTAAAGATATATCAGAGACAGGCGAGGAGTTTGTTAATGAAGGGTTTGTATCTCATGGATGTATTCGTTTCTTAGAAGAAGACGCCTTAGAGCTTGGAAGATTTTTGGATATAGGAGCAGAAGTAAAGGTCCTACCTTATACCACACGTCCTGAGCATAGAGGGCCGCTAAGAATAAGTGCTCCCACACGTGGACGTGGAGCACCGGAGGTTAGTGCACGAGGGGGGTCTAGGTAATGGCTTATAAACCTGGAAGGAAAGAGGGCGGCGTTGCAGTATCTGATGCCGCAAGTAGAGTTCTTGGGCCAGAGGATCCTGGGGCGAGGGAAGAGGTGGAAGCTCGGAGGGACAGAGAGTTTAGCACGATGGAGCAGATTGGGCTTGCAGCGGATATGCTTCCGGGAGGGGCGATTGCTGTTAGGACGGGGGAAGAGCTAGCGAAAGTGGCACTTAGGGCATTTGATAGTGGTGGGATTTCTAAGGCGATAGAAGCAGCTGCCGTATCGAGCAAGGGGAATAATACCCTTCTCTCTGGAGCGCTTAAGTTCATAGATGATTTGATAGTTAGATTAGGTATGCCTGAGGGATCGAAAAAGGTTTCGACTGAGTCTTTGGAGAGATTAGGCCAGGTAAGAGATGCGGTTAAGTCTGTTGTGGACAGGACGCTGGATGCTACTGCCTCTATGCGTAATCAGATCACGAGGGATAGGTTGGCAGCAGGAGTTCCACTTGATCCGAGTAAGCCGATAGTGGAGACTTCTAAGAAGACTGCTGATATTATGGCGACTAAGGATCTTCCCCCAGCTACTAGGATGAGCAAGGATATGCCTCCGCTTTCTGGTAAGAGTAGATTAGATAAGGAGGGTTTTGACATATTTCGTCGATGGAAGGCCGCTATCACAGGGTCGACCGAAAGTCTCCGAGGAT